ATACCATAGTATACTAGGGGAGTCAAGCCCTGCGACAAAAAAATCTCGGATTTTTTTCGGTGGGGCTACCGGAACTCCAGCAGGCAGCGGCAGTTGGTTAGGCACTCGCGGGAGCCGACCGGACGCAGGGAGCCGAGCGGCACCCAGCCGCGGGCGGTCTCGCTCACGCACCCGTCGCAGTTCTCGACGGCGGTCAGCACGTTCCGCTCCTCGCGCCGTCCGGCCTGCGACTGTTGCTCCCGCCGCGCCTCCTGCCACGTGGCGTGTGTGCTCTGGCAATACATCGCCGCCCGCGCCGCGAACGCGCGGGACGGATTGCCGGCCTCGTCGGCGACGGGGACCTCGCCGGACGCTATCTGGCGGGCGAAACGCAGGAGATAGGAGACCTCGGAGCGCAGACGGTCGCGCACCCAGACGCGGCGCGGCTCGGTCAACTCACCCCAGCCGCCGTATCCGAGAGCCGCCGCCGTCACGTGCAGACGCCGCAACTCGACAATCAGCGTCCGCGTCCAGTCCGCCACGCTGGTCCGACCGACCGCCAGCCGCCCGCACGCCTCGCCGATACGCTCGGCACCGGCCTCCATCCGCCGCGACAGCAGTTCCGCCAGCGCGTCGGGCGAGACGACACGACCGCGCGGGTCGCGGTAGCGGCCGGTCCTCCGGTCGAATCTATACCTCGCCATCCGCGTCGGCCTCCAACACGTCGGCGAGACGCCCGCTCACGTTGTCGGCGGCGTCGTCCACCGCCTCCTGTCCGGCCTCGGTCAGGTCGGTCACCTCGGTCTCGGTCAGCACGTCGTCAACGTCCACTGGCGTCCCTCGCGGCCCGCGTCGCGGCCTCGGTCACGGCCTCCGGCGACCGACCGGGCCGGTAGTAATCGTCGGCTCCGTCGTCGGCCTCGTCGGCCTCCAGTCCCATGATAGCCCGCGCCTCGCGCCGCGTGACCAGCCCGGCGGTGTACGCTCGCACGGCGCGGTCCACCTGAGCCGCCGCGTCCTCGCGCAACGCCGTCACGCCGCTCGTGTCCCAGTCAAGATAGTCTCCGAGCGGCCCGCCCCAGCCGCTCAGGAGCGTCACGGTCACGGTGTCGGCTATCAGGTCGAGGAGAGGCAGCAGGAATCCGCTCCACGCCTGAGCGTGGTACTCACGCTGTTTGTTATCGGTCGCGTTCTCGATCCCGCTGAGGAACCCGACCACGACCGCCGGCAGTCCCAACGCCGCGCAGACGCGGGCCTCGAACGCCTTTCGCAGTTCGACGACGCCGAACTCGGCGGGCGGCGTGCCGAGCCGCTCCACGCCGACGTCGCCGCTCACGACGAGACTGGAACCGCGACGGTCGCCGCCGGTGCGCTCGTCCAGCGTGCGACGGAGCGCGTGACGCTGCTCGTCGGTCAATGCCCCGCTCCGGTCCAGCAGGAGCAGGCCGGGAACCGAGGAGTTCCGCAGGAGTCCCGCCAGCCAGTTGCTCGCCTCGGTGTCGGCGACAATCTCTCGCAGGACAGGCGTTAGCGGTGAGAGACCGAGCAGGTCGTTGCGCGGGTCCAGACCGTGCCGAAAATGCACGACGTCAGCGGCGGGCCATACCTGCTCGCCGCCGTTCACGCGGAGACGGTAGGTTTCGGCGGTCCCGGACGGGCCGCGCTCCGGCGTGACGGCGTAGTGCGGATACCACTGCAGAGCGGCGGGCAGTCCGTCGCGTCGCCGGTGAACCAGCCAGTAGGCGTTCCCGGCGCATTCCAGGCTCAGTATCGTGGAGCCGAGGAGCGTCGTGAGCGACTGGCCGAAACCGGGACGCTCCAGCAGAGCGATGAGCGGGTGGTCGTCCACCACCGCGTCCGTGGCGTCGCCGCCGCCGGTCGGTCGCAACACCTGCGGGGAGACGGAGCCGACGTTCCGCAGCGCCCAGTTCAGGACCGGCCCGACCAGCGACGACAGCCACAGGTCGCCCGCCAGCGTCGCGTAGTCCCGCGTCGTGCCGGGCAGTCCGGTCGCGGAGACGCCCGCTATCGCCGTCCACGCCCGCTCGTCCCACAATCCGGTCTCGACTGTCGCCCGCTGCTCCCGTCGCCACGGCCACCGTACGCGCATCTGATACCCTCCAATCGGTTATGCCCATTCCACGGACGGGACGCGGGAGGCGAACCCCCAGACGGCCAGCGCGCGGGCGAATACCGTATCGTCGTGCCCCGGCTCCGGCACCTCGTAGCGCACGCCGCCGCCCGGCAGGTCGCGCACCTGGAACGCCTCCAGTTCGCCGAGCGCGACCGGGTCCGGCAGGACGGTCAGCCGCCGCGTCTCGAACAGGAGGGCCAGATTGTCGAGCAGGTGGCAGCGCACCGGCGCGCTGAACGTCACGCCGGTCAGACGCACGCCGGGCAACGCCGCCCGCAACTGCTCCGCCACGACGTCGCCGAGGCCGGTCTGGTCCACGAACAGCCGTTCCGGCCGGTAGCGTTCGACGGTGGCGCGTATCCGCCCGACCTGCTGCTCCCAGAGGACCGCGTTGTACCGCTCCAGCGACACCTCGTGGTACGGCTCCTCGGTGACGTCTACCACGCTCACCGCCGTCCAGTCCGATTTGCGGGCGAGGTCCACGCCTATCCAGTAGCGATGGCCCTCGACCGGAGCGGACGGCGACGCGACCGCCGCCTCGCGGGCCGTGCGGAACACCTCGCCGCCGGATTCGAGAAACTCCGCCAGAAACTCCTGACGGAACACCCGCTCCGGCATCTCGCGCCGCGCCGTCTCGATCTCCGACGGGTGCAGGTACGGGTTGGCCGACGACGGAAAATGCCACGACCGCCAGCCGTCCTCGCCCTCCACGCCGCGTTGGATCAGCCGCCAGAACCAGTCGCGCCCGCGCGGGGTCGAGATAAACACGGCGTCGCCGCGTTTGTCTGCCAACGCCGGCCGCAGGGCGTGCGTCCACGCCTCCTCGCTCACGTAGGCGCACTCGTCCACGACCACGAGGTCGAGGCCCTCACTGCGGAGGCTGTCCGGATTGTCGGCGGACCGCACCTCGACGGAGCCGCCGGACGGGTATTCGACGCGGTGGACGCCCCGCCAGATGTTCGCCGGTCCCTGTTGCGCCAGCGAGACGATGCCGCGCCAGCCGACCCGCGTGAGCGTGTAGGACGGAGCCACCCACCAGGCGCGGCGTCCGGTCAGCCCGGCGTAGTGGCAGAGGAGCGTTCCGAGCCGGGTTTTCCCCCAGCGGCGTCCGCAGGCCAGCACGCGATAGCGCGCGCGGCTGTCCCAGACCTCGCGCTGTCCGGGGTGCAACGGCGGGAGCACCACGGTGAGGTCGTTCGTCACGCGGCGTGTCCCCCCATGCGGCGGCGGTAGACCTCCCCGATTTTGTAGCGGATTGCCGCCGCCACCGGCCATGCGATCAATTCCGGCGGGAGTCTGCGATAATCGTCCAATGTCGGGGCCAGGTCGACTGTGGTATCCGACTCCAGCAGTTGCCGCGCCACGGTGGTTGGGATTGACAACTGCTCCGCGACGCGGCGAACGAGACCGCGCCGGGACGACCCAGCCACCAGAACGATATGGCGTGACGCACAATTCCGCGCCACCCAATGGACTATCTCGTTGCGCGGGTCGCCTACGGCGAACGATGGCGAAAATCGGGCGAGTGGGGCGGGAGGGGTCGGCGTAAACGTGGTGAGTTTGATTCGGCTGACGCCGTATCTGGCCAACCGCGCCAAATCCCGATAGAGGCTACGGAACTCATCGACGTCCTCGGCAGTCTCGTACGGGGCGCATGGTACGAAAAACGCATGGAACGGCACGCGGTGGGTTTGGAGGTCGTCGAACAGGTCGAGCAACATCTGATTGGGAATCGGCTTTCCGAACGCCAGCCGTATCCGCTCCGACAGCCCCTCTACGCCGAAACGGGCCATTTTCGGCGGTCTGGCAATGAGGGAGCGACGAACAGCCGGATTCAACACCGCGCGGATCGTATAACTCTGGGAATCGGTCGCCACACGCAGTCTGCCGTAATACGGCAGGTCGGCCGCATCGTTCGTGATCAGTTGCACGCGTTCGCCACGCCTGTCCAGTTGCGAAACCATCGACACAATCACGTTGCTGTTCGGATTGACCGCGTATCGTTGCCGCCACGTCGTCGCGCAATACGCGCACCGCCCACGACACCCTCGTGACGCCTGAATCCGCACCACCTGGTCGTCACAACGGACCGGCGGCGTCGTCCAGTCTACGTAGTCGTCCGGCGAGGCCAACGGGTCCGCTATACGCGCCATCAACCACGGACGCTCGGCATCACGCTCCATGCCGTCTATTTGCGACGCCTCAATGGCGTGGGGATACTCCCGAATCCATGCGGAGATGTCAGCGACGTTACAGCCCTCTCGCACGAGGGACGTGAGAGTACGGACGAAGCGGTAGCCCTCTCCGACGGCCACCGCGTTCGCTATTCTGAGCGCGGTGAGCGGCGTGGCGTCTACCGCTCCGCCAGCAATGACGTAGGGCCTCTGGCGGTGAGACCGCTGTGGTGCCAATCCGTGCCGGCGGAGCGACCTGCCCACAGCCTGCGACCAGTCAACCGCGCCAGGATAGACGACGAATACAACATCAGCATGCCCTGGTGCGACTATCTCAATCCCGGCTCTGGCTATCTCCCACGCCAGCCACCCCGCCGTCACTGATGCGAGGCGGTCCTCTCCGGCGCTAGGATTGGCGTCGATGATTGCGAGGTTCAACACGACAGGCCCCGTTCCAGCAAGCGTCCCATTGCGTCCGCTACGTCGTCCGCCTCCGCTACAGCGTCGCGCACCCGCTCGTACAGGCCCCGGTCGAGCGTCACCATGATTTCGCCGAACTGCAATCCCACACGCGGGCCAGCCGTCAGTCGAGACAGGTTATTCTCGCCCACGCGATGATCGCCGAGCGGGACGCCGAGGACGTCGACCTCACCGAGTGTCACGGCCGCCAACTCGTCGTCGCTGAACAGGTCGTCCAGTTTCAGCCCATCGTCGCGCAATGCCTCCAGCACAGGCGCGGCCCATTCGGCCAGTTCCGCCGTCCGGTTGTCGAGCAGGGCCAACCGCCGCTTCTGCTCCTCGGTCAGCCCGCGCCGCCGCACCGCGACAATCGTTTCTCCGTCGGCGTCAACGACCTGTACGCGAGTGATCCCGGCCTCAGCCGCCGCCTCGACCGTCCCGTTGCCCGCCAGTATCCGCCCGTCCTCGTCTATTACGATTGAGCGCGCCGCTCCGACCTCCTGGAGCGAATCCACCAGAAGTCCGATGTTTCGCGCGTTGTGACGCCGCGCGTTCCGAGCGTCCGGCGTCAGGTCGCCTATCTGCGTTATTCCGTCGTTTCGTGCCACGGTTCCGTAACCTCTCCTCCATCAGACCATACGTAGCGCACCGCCGGCAGCGCGTTACCGCCCGTCGTCACGTCGCGCCGGTCCGTCTGGCCCAGATACTGTTTGCCGAGCCAGATGAGCATCGCGACGTTGCCGGCCATCGCAACCTCGACCTGTTTGCTCCTCAGCGCGTTGCGCAGGTTGGCCGCCCCCTTTTTTATGGGGGCGGCACATCG